AACACTTTACAAAGTATTAACCAACAAAGGAGAACAGAATGAAAGTAATCATTGAAGATTATTATGGTAACGACTTGTGCAGTTTTGAAGCATATGAAATTAAGAATTTTAAAGACTGTAGTCTTGCAGATATTGATGAAGATGAAGAAGGAATTAATTATATGAGATTACAGATAAACAATAAAATATGATAACAAACAAAAGGAGAATGAAATGATGTTAACAGAGATAGAAAGCAAAATAAATCTGATTGAAGATATCAGAGAGTTAAGACAAATACAACAATTTGTAAAAGACAGGAAAAGAGCCATTGGAAATAGGCTTAAATATCAATTACAAATAGGCGATAAAGTAAAAATAAATGGTAGCAGTAGATTAGAGAAGGGGGTGGTAACAAAAATAAACAGAACAAGAGCTGTTGTTAAGATAGACAACCAACAATGGACTGTACCATTTTCAATGATAACAAAGGAGTAGCAATGGATAGAGAATATATGTTTCATTGTAGAGGCTGTAAAAAGCCTGATAAAGAGTATCCAATGCGTTTTGATGACTATAAATATGGAGAACCTGTTTATAACACACCAAAGGTATCAGAACATATGTGGGCAAGAACAGATGCTTATGGAATATATACAGGACTATACTGTGATGAATGTTACAAAAACAACTATCCTTACAGAAGGGATAGATATTATGACCCAGCTTATGCTGGAGAAAGGTTGGAACCAGATGAGTGAAACAAAAGAAAAAGACTATCAGTTAAGTGATTTAATCATAGATGCCTGTGATACACTTGACCACGATTGGGAGGACTACAAAGAAGGAGTTTATGACATTGATGATGCAGTACACGAGATTGCAGACCAAACTGTTCCAATATATTATTGGGATATTGCACAATATGCAGCCTGGAATAATATTCTGATGCAGGAAATACCTGAAACTGGAAGAGAATGTGAGCCATATAAAATGATACAGATGAATATATATGAGGCAATCTGTGAAGGATTACACGAACATATAGCAGAAAAGGAGAAAGAAGATGAATAAGGAATATCATGAATATTACACAAGAAGAAAACAGGAAGTAGGAACTCTTAATGGATTTAATATAGATAATTGGGAAGAAGTACCTGATGAGGATTTGTGGGAAGATGGTGAAATTGATGAAAATGGATTAACACTTAAACTTTTTCAGCAAATTATAACTGAGGGAGAATGGAAAGTGATAAGGGAGATAAAAGGAGAAAGAAGATGAAAATAACTAAAGAACAATGGGATAAATACAGAGGAGTACAGGATAGTGGTCTATTTAATATGTTTGACCCACAGGCAAGAGCAATGACTGACTTGTCAAAACAGGAGTGGCTACATATAATAAAGAACTACTCAGAACTTAAAACAAAACACGAAGGAGAACAAAATGATAACAGGTAAATACGTAAGAACAGGGTTAACAAAGAAATACTCAAGATTTATATCACCAGCTCATCAGAGAGATATAAGTAATAGGAGTGTAAAAGGTATAATGAATAGTATGATAGAACATGGAATGATATCAGCTGTATCTGTAAGGAAATCATCAAAATATAGAGGCAAACTTGAAGTATTTTCTGGACAACATACAGTTGAAGCCTGTAAAAGGTTAAGTCTTCCAGTTGTTTACTGTGAGTTTAAAGGCGTAAATAACAGGGTTATGATTTCACTTGATGCTTCATCTAAAAGTTGGTCAATGAAAGACACTCTTAAGTTTGGAGTAACAGATGGTATTACAGACTATATATTCCTTGATAGAATATACAGACAAGAAAGACTTCCATTAACTGCTCTTATAATGATGTATGGTGGAGCTTATGGTAATGTATCATTTAAAAGCTTAAAGTGGAAGGCTCTGTTTATTGATAGAGGCGATACAATACTGAAATACATAAAAGAGATTGAAAGTACATTCAATATCAAGCACGTTAGATTTGCAAGATTCATATGGGGATTTGGTAAAGTACTTGATTCAGGCAAATATGACCAAGATAGAATGATATATCAACTCGGTAAATGTTCAAGTATGCTTACTAAACAGGCAAATCCAGAGGGTTATATAAGTAATATTGAGATGGTATATAACTTTAGAGTATCACAGAAAAATAAAGTACAATTCACACAAAAATAATGAAGTGGACTGATAAAAGAGTGAAGGAATTTGTCAAGGTAGCAACCTCTGGTTCTTATGGAGACTACTTTGACTGTTCCTCTCTTGACAGAAAGATGAGAAGATTCAAACAAATAAAAAGAAGAAAGGATATTAATTATGGGAATGGATGTATATGGAAAAAATCCAAAACTGAACAAAACCATTGATAGCTTTCCAACAATGAAGAAATATGATGCAATGGAGTTTGCTGAAAAATGGAAAATTCTTGATAAAAACGAAAAAGAAAGAGAGAAGTATTGGACAGAGAAAGATAACTTTGAAGATACCAATGTTGGTCAATATTTCAGGAATAACTGTTGGTGGTGGAGACCATTATGGAACTATTGTTTTGAAGTAGCAGATGATATAATATCTGAAGATGTATTCAATAGTGGACATAGTAATAATGGAGCAGGACTTGGTAGCAGGGATTCAAAGAAACTTGGTAATAGATTAATGGAGTGTATTGCTGATGGCAGTACGATTAAATATCAAGCTGAATATATACAATGGCAGGATGATTTACCTGATGATGATTGTATGAGGTGTCATAACAATAATAGAGGTAATAACAAAAAGAAGGATTGCACAAATTGTAGCCAAACAGGAAAAACGAAGAGCTTTGATAAATCATATCCATTTGATGTTGATAATGTGGAGAGATTTGCAAGATTCTGTTTGGAAAGTGGAGGATTTGAGATATGTTAATAACAAAAAAGATGAAAGCAGATATGCAGAGTCTTAAGGGAGAAGACCTTATTGTTTGCAGTGAGTGTGGCTCAGATTCAATAGAAGAAAGAATATGGGTTGATGTAAATCACTATATAATGATAAATGGGGAATCTTACTTTCAGTATTCAAGCGAAGGATATGATGAATATAGATGCAGAAAATGTATGAGTGATACCATTCCAATCTCAAAGATAGAATACAAGGAGGGGAAAGATGCCGAACAGAAAAGCTAAAGAACGTAAGACGGACAGAAAAGCCAAGAACTTAGCTATAAAAAGATGGAAACGTGAACAGAAGAAACTGAAAAAGGAGAAAAAATGAGCAAAGTATTTGATTATGCACAGAGCTTTTTAGATGATGGTGGAACAGAACTTGGATTTTCACAGTATGACCTACCGCATCTGGAAGATATGAGTTCAATATTGGAACATTATGTGAAAGTGTGGGAATATCACGGAATGTCAGAAAGAGAATACTATAGCATTGATTTAAACGAAGGCAAAACTATGCCGTAAACAGAAAGGAGTGGGTTACTAAATGATTGAGCCTTTTATTGCTGTATTTATTTTAGTAGTGGTTGGATTATTGTTAGATAAGTTTTGGAAAATATAAACTCAACTGAAAGGGTAAATAATTGGATATAATTAAAGAATTACTAAATAATATGAATGATAAAGATAGAAATGGTATTTATTTGCGTGAAATTGCCCTTTTAATGGAAGAAATTGATTCACTTAAGGGTACATTAAGGGTTAAAGAAAAACTCTTGAAAAACTATGAAAAAAAAATGAAGGGTAAAAAATGAATACAA